GCGTAAGGCATGAACTCAACTAATGACCATTGTATGTGCATTGGTTTGATATACGTCGTTAAAAGCGTCTTATAATTAGAATTTACAACCTCATCTAAAGTTCCTGCAATAATTAAGCTTTGCAGTTTGTTGTAAAGGTCTGTGCCTAAATAACCCTGTATATGTATGTCTTGAGCAATCTCAACATATTGCGTAAATTTATTAACGTCTAAATTTCCATTAAGAACGCTATATCTTTTTAAATCGTCGGCTGTTATAAATAGTGCTTTCATTTTCCGTAGTTTGGATGATGTCCGTTGTTAGGCATATCTTTTGGTGCAATTTCCGAAGTTACATAATCAACCCCTTTTGGCTTATAGCTTTCAGGAATCGACTCAACGATATCACTTGAACTCAAAGCTTTATCTGGTTTGAAGCTTCCATCTGTGTTTTTTTTCAATCTGTAAAGTTGTTCGCTCCAAAAATGACCGCAGTTAACACCACCTTTATATTTAAACAATGAATAGTTTTGACCTTTATGCCCGAATGAATTGTTAACACCTTGAAAAGACGCCTGATCTATATCTTCTTTTCTATAAACTACTCCGTTATCGGTTCGGCTCATCATTGTTCTGCAAAAGTTTCTACTTTTGCCAGATGAATATTTTTGAGAATATTTATACCTAACCTTATAATAAGATTTGTCTAAACTACTTGGATCACTTGGTTTTGATTTTATAAAATTTGCTAATTTAGTAAGCATATCTTTTTTAGGCTTAATCATTTTTTTAGCCCAATCTTCAATACTTATATTTTTTTCGCAATGCTCGCGCTCATCAACTAATTCCCATTCATCATCAATAGTTTCTCCTTCTAGTGCGTTTAGCATTTCATCATCATTAAAGCCTTCATTGTCTTTAGACATTTTTACGCCTGTTTCTTCTTCTTTGGTTTCAGAATCCAGCCCGTTTGTTTCTATAAATTCCAAAGGTTGAATGGTTTTGAAATAAAGTTTTAAATTAATATCATTGATAGATAGTATTTCATCAAACACGTCAATCAATTCATTTTGATAAGTCTTGATAACTATATTGTCAAAGAAGATTGAACTGTTTTTTATTTCATCTGCGTTACTTCCTAAACCACCGCCAGCTTCACGAATGCCCAAAAGTAAAGGGCTTGTTACTTTGTGTGAAACAAGTAATTTATTTCGACATTCATCACTTAAATACTGATAATGAGCAGGAGCATCATTTAAAGGTAAATCTTCAACAGTTGTTTTGCTTTCTGCGTTATTATTAAAAGCAACAATTACCTTTTCACCTCTTGCACCTGTTACTTTTTTAAGAACATCATTTTTTATTTGAATCTGTTTTTTTTCATCTGGAACGCCGTTATTAAAATTAATAACCTTAGTACCGCTAAAGCCATTTATAGTATCGTTTATTAAGTAGTCGGCTATTTCTTCTTCTAAAACAGCGTAAGGCAAAGCACCAACATAGTCAACTGGCGTGTAGTAATAATAGCCACTTATATAAGGTTTGATGACATAAATCTCATTTCCTGTTTTATTTCCAAAACCAAAAGATTTTATAAAAGTAAGTTTGTCGCTTTTTTTGTGTTCTTTCCAATTTGGATGATAAGCCCACGATTCTATTTCGCCTTCATCATTAAATTTTGTGGCTCTTAAAGTTTCCATAGGAAAGTGTGTAATGCTTTTTACCTTATTTTTATCATAAGTGATTTGTATTGCTGCCATTCCTAAAATCTTTCTGTCATTTATAATACGACGTAAATCAGTCGGTTTAATCAATGATTTCATCATAGCGTATTGTTCGGGTTTTCTATTGCTATCTAAAGCATCTATGCCCTTACCATAAATCATGTTTACAACACCGCTTATAATAGCATTGTTAGTAGCACTACCTACATATCTATCAATCAAATACTGAAAATAATTATTATCAGCCCCGTAAGTTACATAGTCTTTGTTTTTTTCTTCAATGACTAAAGGAGTTGTGTATTTTGAAAGTGTTAAAACGTGTATATTATTCATAGATTATATATTCATTTGTTGTAATATTTGAAATGTATTTGTCTTTGTTGATGTCATATTTCAGATTATTTGAAATGGTTTGATCCGTTACAAATAATTTATCTTGAAATAAAATGTTATCATCAACATCAAAAATTTTGAAATAATAAAAATTGTTTTCTAAAAAATAACCGCTTGTTGCTGTAAAATTAAAAACATCGTAATATGTGCCACTTCCTAAAGTATCAACATCAAAAGATGTGCTTACATTTGTAGCTTCATTAGTAAAAGTCACATAAGTAGCATCAGTCCCTTTTCTATTAAAAAAGTATATTGTTTTAAATAAATCTACTGTATTGAAAATCGTCATTATTAAGCCTTTTATATTAAACGATTTTTTTATTTTTTGTTATAAAAAAAAGGATAGCTTTTAAAACCATCCTTTTAATCTCCTTTCTTTTAAGAATTTATTATAGACCTTCAACTACTGTTCCATTGCCTATGCCTGTAAATATAGCCCAAACAATAAAAAATGCAGGTTCTTTTTCTTGAGCTGTTACGGTTAAATTATAGCCGTTCAAATCTCCCATTCCTGCTCCTGAAACAGTATTTACAGATACATCACAGCCATTTTCTAAACCATAGATTTTATAAAGCCCATCATAACCCTCTGTGACTACAATTGGTCTTCCGTAACTCATTAATTTCAACTCTTTTCGTGTAGTAGCATCTTGAGATTTTAACACTAAAGTTCCTGTAGTAGTCCAAAAAGATGTACCGTTTTCTTTTGAAACCTCGTTAGCTTCATCAAAATTATTAGCACCTCTTAATTCATATTTATGAAGATTAAAAGGAGCCCCTAAATCTTCAACTTCATCACTAACAGTAAGGACTTTTTCCTTATAAAATGATGTATCATAATTTATAAAATAAACAGCTTTTAAACCGCCTACACTTTTACAAGGCTCTAGCCTTCCTAAACTTATATCACAAGCCATATTTTTTTTTATTAAAAAAGGGAAAGGAATTACCCCATCCCTTTAGGTTAATTAATTATTTTAAAATTAGTTAGCTAAGTTTGTGATACCGTAAGTTACAATATCAGAAACCACACCATACTGAACGCCTGCGGTCATTCTCATAACGATTCTAACATTTTGTGAACCATCTATATCCGCCATATCAATAACCTTAACTTCGTTGGTGTCATTCAATAAACCTGTTCCAAAAAATAGGTTTGTTTTTTCAGCTGCAATAGATACATTTGAAGGCAAACCGTTTGCAACAAATAATTTAACGCCATCAAACATTAAATCTTCAAAAGATTGGTTGTTACCTTGAGAATTGAAACCTGCTGCACCTAAACCAGAAGCTCCAAATCCACCTAATGAACGCACATAAGCTCTGTATATGTTTTGAGATAAATAAATATACAAATCTTCTTTTCCATATAAAGCGGCTGGAATAGCATCAACTATTTTACCTAATTCAGTTACAACGTTAGCAGGTGTTATAGTAGTTCCTGCAACTTCTTGAGCAGCTGGTAAACCTGCATCGGTAGTAAGTAAAGTTTTAAAGCCGTTAAACTCTCCTGTTGTCACAGCAGAACCTTGCCAAATATTGATTTCGTTAGCTTCTGCAACTTTAGAAGCTATATGCCCTAAAAGATAGTCTTGAAATGTTTTAGGCAAATTATCAAAAGCCGAATAACCCATAGAGATAGCTTCCCAATCATTTCTAAAATCTTGCTTACAAAGTTGTAAGTTTACTTGAAGTTCTTTAGGTTCTAAGATTCTTTCTACTGTTGTAATAGTAGATGTTGCTGTAAAATCGCAAGTTCCATCTTTTAATAAATCGTCAGTAGATAGTTTTTTAATTACCTCTCTGTATTTGATGTTTTGTTTAACCTCAACACCTCCTCTTTCAATAGTGTTTGAAGATAATAACGCTGCGGAGATATACTTTCCCGCATCTTCGCCCTTGTAAGTAGTTGTTATACTTGTTGTAGTAGCCATTTTTTTAGTTGTTAAATAGTTTATTAAATACTACATCTTTTGTTGATGTAGCTCTTTTTTGTGCGTATAATGTTAATTCTTTTTCTAATTTTGCCTCTGGATTGTGCTTTAAAGGCTGCGATTCTTCTTTTGAAAGCTCGACGTCTTTTGGTTCTTCAACTTTTGAAAGTTCTTCTTTTTGTTCTTTCAATTCTTGAATCTCATTTCTTAATTTTTCGATTTCTGAAAAGAACATTTCTTTTGAAACTGATTCAACCACTTTTTTAGGCGATGTAGGTGCAGCTTCCATTTCTGGTTCTGTTGCTTCTTCGGTTGGTACTTCTTCTTCTTTAGAAACAGCTTCTTTGATTTCTGAAATAACACCTTCTTCGGCAATTATCAAAGCACGACCATCTTCTAAAACATAATCCCCAACTGGAAAAGCAATTTTATCTTCTCCAGAAACAATAAAAATTTCATTGTTTGGTTCAAAAGCCTCAGCTTCTACAATAGTACCATTGTCAAGCTTCATTTGCTCTAAAGATACTTGCAAACCTAAAACCGCTTTCACTTTATTTAATGTTTTTTTAGCATTCATATTAATATTTATTTATTAAACGATTTTTTTATTTTTTGTTACGTTTTTAATTATTTTATCTTTTTTTTAAAAAAATCAACAAACACATTAGCAATGTTTGTAATCCTGCCCCAAAGAAACATAATACCAAAACCAATTAAAATATAATTTATGGATGTAAATTGGTTCTCTTTTTCTGTTAGTAATAATGCGCTTAATGTTGGAGCGTAAAAGCCAAATATCAAAAAAAGCGTTCCAAAAATTACTGAAATTGTTACTTTATATTTTCTAATCATGGTTAATTGGTTTTTATAGTTTAATTTTAA